AAAGTATAACCACGGAGCGCACCTGATGGCCGGCCAATACCTGAGCCGGAAACCAAGTCAGGGTCATAATCAATACCATTGTTGGTTGACATGAATGCGTTCCATGACCCTAGAGGGTTGTTTACCATCCTACAAGAATGCCTCCTTATTTCGTTTATAGGCAACCCAAGCATCCATCAATGCCGCGACATTATCGATTTTCTCATCGCTACGCATTTTAGATAGCTTATAGTTACCATTATTATCTTGGATAACAACAGCGTTACCCATAGCATACTTCATAAGTTCCTCAAAGAATATAAGGTCTCGAGAAGTAGCCATATTCTTAATCTCACCTAAAGGTACAGACTCAGTTCTAACACCTTGTCGTACCACTTCTACTCCTACATCACCATTCTCCATAGTCCAGCGGTCAATAAATTCAGCCGCGTTATATGGGTCATAACCAAATGATACGATAGTCCATTCCATCTCTTCGATATAACGCTCCACATCGTCGTAGACCATTTCCCAATCGAGATAGTTACCCGGCATGATTATTAGCGTACCCTCAGCTACGAGCTGGTCATACTTAGCTTGTGTTGCCGAGTTTAGACGTAGATATTTAACCTCAGATACATAAGACCTTGTTTGAACACCATATCGACCTCGTCCTAATGGAACCAGCCAAGTAAATGCCCAGAAATCATCACCTTGAGAGGCGTCCATACCCATAGATACTTCCATGCGCCTGAAGTTTTGCCTTCGATGAAGCTCAGTCTCTTCAAATGTAAAGAAGTATGTAGTACCCTCAACCGGGATACCAAACCTTTTAGCCAGGATATCATTCCGGTTTGCTGGGGAATATTCGGCACGTCTTACGTCACGTTGATATGCTTCATAAGAAACCGTAATACCGATATTAGGACAAGCCTTCATCCACATATCTGGGTTTCCTACTTCAGCCACATCATCTAAACGATAATACCAGATAGACACATGCGGATTTTCGTATTCACCACGTAAGATAGAGAGAAGTTCCCGTTTAATAGAGTCGCCAACTGAGTCACGAACCGTACCCTCTGAGGATACTGCAAGAATAAGATAATCGTCAATACCGTCTTTGGAAGCCGATTGCTCAAGCGCACCGATTACATCTTCTTTAATGTCACCCGACAGCCATTCATCAACTGTAGCATATTTTGCACGGGAACCTTGAAGTTTTGGAATGGTCATCGGTTTAACTTCCAAGATGGAGTTGGTTAAACGATTAACTATACCGTCCTTCGTTACAGCCAGCTGAGACTGGGACTTCTGTGTCCTAGCCTTATTCCGTCCTCTTGTGAGTACACGGAACAAAGGGAACCCTTCCTCGGCACTCCCTGCCCTAGTTATAGCAGTTGCGAAAGGATACAATACCTCTGCCGCTTGTGCCATAGTAGGAGCTGTCGTAACTTGTTGAGTAGAATTGGTGTCCATTACTAGACCAAATGCTTGATGTAGCGTGGCATATAAAGACTTGGCATTACCACGGGCAACAATAAGATATTGTTTATTCCGAAGCCTACGCTTATGTCTAATTATTTTGAAATTTCCGGATTCAGGATCATAGACCTTCTCTTCCTTAAATTCAAACCATGCTAGTAAATCCTCTGCCCATAACCTAAATGTAGGAAGTAGGGTTAGAGGACGGCCATCAACCAAAGTCATCTCATTCTCACAGAAGTCAATAAAACCTTGTATTGCATCTGGGTCATAGTAATAGTTCGGATTGGCGATATCTGCGTCAATACGGTTCATTTGCATCGAGACTTCACGGCATACAGGAATCTCTCCACGCAGTACAGCGTCTCGAAATCTACCGTACTCGACAGGAACCGCAGTATTACTTAATACCACTTGTTTGACTCCTTTGCTTGGGCTATATTAGTATTTGTAAGTCTTAAGTTTTCCAGATTTAGCGTCTGCGACTGTTACCTCACGACTATATGAAGAACGGCGGTTATCTTTATTCTTAAGCGCCTTTTTATGACGGTTATTCATATCAACTTTACGCTGATCCTCAACACGCATATCTTGAAGACGTCTAATTTCTTTACCAGAAGCCCCGCGTTTTAAAGCATTCTTAATAGCTTCATCACGCATCTTAAGATTATAACTATAAGTCTTATCATCTTTTTTAACGCGTGCCTCATTAGCCGCAGCTTCAGCAGGAGTCATTAGGTCGGAACCGCCGCCTTTCTTCTTCCACTTCATACCCTTCTTACCATAATGTAAGAGTGTGTCTTCTGAAGAGATGCTTTGTTTCAAACGAGGAAGTTTTATGCGTTTGCGAATCTTTTCGATAAACTTGTTCTCCTGACGCATACCCTCACGGGTTCGACTAGGTACTACGTTATCGCGACCTTCTCGTAAAGCGCGCTTAACGTCGACATTCTTCTTCCCATCAATAGGGTCGTTTGCGGTGTTGTAGGTTCTACCATATTTAGGATCATTTATTCGACGTTTGTTCGACTCTGAACGATCTTTTAACCTACGCTCACGATTCTTATCAAAGGTTTGATCGTCAACCCAATTGACGGCATTTTCGATACCTTCTAATGCGGAATTAACACCGTTTGTCAGATGTTTTTTCCATTTCATACCCTTCTTACCGTAATGCATTAGTGTATCATCAGAAACACCGGAATGTTTTACTTTTTTAGTAATCTTCTTCTGTTTCTGCTTCTCTTTGCGGTCAAGTGCGCCTATATAATTCCGCATCGCTTCTTCATACTTATCAAGATATTTTTGCTCTTTCTTATTTCGAGCTTTACCTTTTTCGACGCCATCTTTGATTTTACTTTGATAGTACGCAGCATCTTTCTTATATTTCTCGGCCTCTTTACCGTAGTCACGATTTGCTTCACGTTCTTCGGCATCGGCCATAGCGGCTTGAGCCGGGGTCATACCTTGACGCCCTTTTTTCCACTTCATACCCTTCTTACCATAATGTAAGAGTAAGTCATCTTGCGACGGAAGGTAAACTCCGTTTATAATTTCGCCCATATTTACTCCTGATTGTGTAAAACCTCCCTTTAAATCAAAGTCAGTCTCAGAATATTTATTAAAGATCTTTTTAACAGACCCTTTATATTTCTTACGAGTAGCTTTTGCATCTTTACGAGCGTCGTACGCCACATTTGTAAGAAGTCGGTTCTGCTCGGTAGGTTGACTATCATATAAATCCTTAGTCAGCCTATGGATTTTCTTAGACAGTTTATATTCTGACTTACCCTTCTTAACACGCTCCCTTACATATTTATATGTTTGATAGTGTTCTTTAGAGAAGTTGTTCCGAGCATACCTATCACGTTTACCAAAAATATTCATGCCCCACTTCATACCCTTACGACCAGCGTGCTGGATCATAAATCGGTTCTGAACTGATTCTGGGATATATACATCGACGCCATCCACATTAATAGACTGTGTAAATTTGGTCATAGTTGTTGGTACATCCTTAAACGCTTTAGCCCATTCTTGCTTCTTCTTAAAAGCCTCAATAGCATCTTTTGCTGCTTGTCCGGATTTACCATTACCAACAACACTTGATGGTACCTTAGAATATACATCTAATGCGGCAGAGGCTGCTTTACCGACAAAGGCAAGACGAGCTTGTTTCTTTTTCTGCAGAGCTTCTCTCCGAGATTTCTCGGGAGCCTCTACTAGTTCTTTAAACTTCCTTTCTGCTTCTAAGCGAGCAATCTTGGCCTTTAGTGCCTTGGTTGACATATTATCACGGCTGCGATACATATCAAGAAATTCTGCTTCTCGCATACGCTCATCTACAGATTTGCGAAGTTTCTTAGGGATTTTGACGTTTTTAGGATCGGCGTTCTTGTCGCGTCTAAAGCGTCCGCCAGAACCAGTACGTCTCCTCCCGAAAATATTCATACCCCACTTCATACCCTTACGCCCGGAATGGTGGAGTTCATCAGATGTCAAGTTTGACAAGTTCTACCTCCCATCTAGCGCGAGTGAGATTCTCATCCCGAGCCTCTTTTAATGCGGTAAGAACGGATGCTTGTGGTGGGTCATAAGATATGAGAGCCGAGATACAAACATAGTTCTTAGCAAAGGTATTGTTTCTAAGGCGTTCCTTAATCCCTTCAGCCAAATCCATATGACCATAGAAGAACTCCGCCCAAGTTAAATTAGGTTCAGTGATAATACTAACATTATGACCAATCCCGTTCTGAACAAGAACACCAAGCGCCGCATCAATCGCTACACCCAGTTGAGTCTTAACTACATGGTTTGAATTCGGTTCGGAATCATACAACACCCCTACGAAGTTAAGTACGTCTTCATAGATAGTAGTCATAAACTTCATCCTTACCACAATTTTGTGTCACCCGGTTTACGTTCTACCCACGTTTGATACTCCTTTTGATCGTAGTGGATACGTTTATGGGTGCTGTCAGAGACCGTAATTAGTCCGTCAGGATCGAAGCAATTCTCGGTCAAGTTTTCTATGTCCTCCTTAGTTAGCGGATTCATATGGTGAACCGTAATTGGCCCGTCCACAAATAACTTCCGAACACCAAGGTCTTGCGCCAGGTCTCTGCGTATAATCGCGGCACGACATTGTTGCCATGCATGAGACTTGTAGAACTGATTAGATATTTCTCTCGGAGCTTCATGATGTACACCACGAAGTCTTAGATAGTTTAGCCGCTCAGTATAGGACTCAAGTTTGGACATTTCTTTATAGGTGAGTCTATTGCTCATAGAATTCGCCCTCAATGACTTCTGCCGGCTTACCAGAATATCCTTGGAATGCCTTGTATGCTTGTTTGAAGTCAAGTTCAGATTCCTGGTCGCTACGAATCAAATCGATACGAGCTTGCAGTAACTCTGCTTGTAATTCCAACTGCTTGCGTTCAAGACGTGCCTTAGGACTTGCTTGGTTTAGCCAGTAGACAATCTCAGAGGCCGATGCTGTTCCTTCCTGAAGACGCTTTTCCGATAGACCCATAGCGAGTTCCATCATTTGCAATTCACGCTGTTCAGGCGAACGTGCAGGTCTGTAGGCTCTCTGGTTATCGAATTCAGCTACTTCATTCGTCATAGTTATTCAGCCTCTCCTTTCTTCCGTGGTTTGACCGTGTCGGGTTCAACGATATAAGGTTGGTTCATAACAAACCCTTCATCAGTTTGAAGCCATTCGTCACCAACATTCACGACAACTAGACGTTCCTCACGCTTAGCTAATCGTACAACATTGTCCTCTGCTTGATCAGGGGTTGAACGAATGAATACCCCGGCAGGTGCTACAACTTTATAGGTAGTTTTTGCTGCTGCCACGATAGTTCTCCTCTCTTTCTTTATCATTAGAACCCTTTTTCATAAGTTTTGGACTCCAATAGACCGACTTTAGGCGAGTTTTCAGAACACTCATCAGTCCTGTCTAACAAGTCTTCAAAGCGCAATTGTGAAAGGAGCCAAAGTCAACCGCACTTTTATACCCAATCCTAGAATCAGCCTATTGGAATCCAAAACCATTTTGAAAAAAATCGCAACGGGGGAATTTTTGATACCTGCCCCGATGCTGAAGAGGGAGGCCCGTAAAAGGCACCCCCCGGGGGTCTAAAGTTTTATTTCATCTTCATCTTCATTAAGAAACTCAAGATCTTCTTCATAATCTTCAGGTTTTGGAACAAGTTTTAAGTTTCCGAAGATGTTTTGCTCTAGTATCGAAGACACTGCTACCGACCAGGCATGTTCGTAGTCTTCAATTGAACTTTCATTCAACATTGGCATGAGTGATGCAATGTAAGACTCGATGTTGTAACCATGATCAATGTCCCAACGTCGCCATTGCTCGTACTCTGTCCAAGGACTGAATGGATTGTCTTCAGTTGTTAGCATGAGCTTCTCTCCTTTCTATGTTGTACTGTAGTGATAGTAACAACATGATGTATCATACATAGTAGTGGTAGACCCACTAACTTCTATTCAGCTTTGATCTTACCAATAGTAGAACTACTTACACCTAAAGCTTCTGCTACCTGACTAATAGTATAGCCATTAGCAAGCAGGGCCTTAGCTTTACTCTTACGAGCTTCAGTCATCTGTTTGTTAGCTCTTGGTGTAGCAAGGGACTTGAGCTGGCTATCATCCATAAAGGATACCAGTTCTTTAAGTAGAGTACCCGATACAGCATTAGATTGTACTGCGTCCCACTCATCATCTGTAATAGTGACGGGAGTTCTTTCAGCCCCTACCATTGACCTTGCTTTGTTCAAAGCTTGTTGCTTGATACGAGAGATCTCATCCTTCTTCAGAACCTCATCCTCTGATCTACGAGCAATCTCGGCCTTACTAGATACCTCAGCCATACGCTGGGCTTGACGTTCCTTGATACGGTTAATCTTTACTTGGTTGACCTTGTCTTTCATAGACAATACTTCTTCCGCATAGATCTTAGCCGCTTTAGGATCACGGGCTGGCATCTTGATACCACTCATTTCTGAGTCGACCTTATTCTTAAAGGTCTTGAGTTCATTGATGTAGTCCGCGTAATGGTGCTCCGTCTTAGTTGCATTAGGCCCAAGGAATACATTAGCATCCTTCACCATGTTGACTAAGTAAGTCTCCTTCTTATTACGCCATACCATCTTAGTACCACCCGACTTAGATTTAGGATCCGGTACTTCTACTTGATACCCGTCAGTAATAACGGATTGTTTATGGCGGGATATAATTGTGGAGGCGGAGGTATATTCTTTACCCGGCGTCAAATCTTTTTTCAACTTATCCGGGTCGATTACTTTATCTACCCTACGAGTCTTAGGATTATATCGCTCGAGGTCACCATACTTAACCTTATCAACGTGGGTCATATACCGTTTCATTAATGCGTCGATACCATTCTCTTCAGCAGAGCGCTTATAATTAAGCTTATGTTTTTCAGCATCAATAACAACCATTGAATGTTTTACAGCACGCGCAATCTCATTTGATGGTGCGCCTTGTAATGTCATATCAGTAATGAGATTTGATACAACACCCATGAGTGTTTGTTGATAACGTTTGGTAATTGGTGTAAATTTACCAGGCTTATCTGCATACATATTAGGATCGAAGTTCTTAAGTTCTTTAAGACTATCCCGACTCTTAAACTTCCCTTTATTATTAGGGATAACATATGCAGTATCACCATCGAAGTCAGCCCCAGACATTTTAGATGCAACCTTCGGATGAATACCGATAGCATCAGGACTGTCTTTAGAAATCATCTTACGAGCTACACTATTATTATTTACAGTAAGCTCAGGGATTTCAAAGCGTCCACCATGAGGATAACGAATAAGGACAACCTTCTCACCATTCTTATAATTAGGAGCATATACTTCATTCTCCTTCATATCAGGTACCGGTAAGATAACGTGGCCTTGGAAACCTTTAGGAGCAGCAGCCTTCATATGAACCTGCTTAGACTCAAGGTCTGATACAAACGACTCCATTAACTGTTTCTTGATAACAGGATTTGTGACTTTCTGAATACTTTCATACTCATCTTGTACCTGCTTCATAGTTGCTTTAAGACGTTCGTGTACCACGGTTGTGGGTTGTTTAGAAAGGAACTGAGCAGATAAGGCTTTAGACCAACTACCCCAATCACCTTCCTCATTTACAATATTGACCGAACCAATTTGAGGAACCTTATTTCCAAACCGGTCTTTTACTCCAGGTTTATAAACAGGATTTCCTTTGCTATCTACAAGCGTATTCTGGCGCTTTACAGTGGCTCCAAATGGGTTTGGCCCATCAATAGGGGCACCACCTTCAGGATTCTTCTTAAGCTCTTTAAGGACTTCCTGAGGCGTCTTATTGGCCGTCTTATTGGTATTAAAGATAATATCAGTTCCTTTAGGAATACCTTTAAACATTTCTTCAGTACCATATAAAGCCATACCCTTAAGATAATGAGTATCACCTACAGCAATACGAACCTGAGCGTATGACGCTTTACCAAGATTTAAATCTTTAACGCCAGGACGCAAGAACATAGCTCCGTCCATCATAGCTCCGTCGTCATTTGTCCCATGACCCTTCTGACCTTCAGGAATAGCGTATCGAATATGTACTCTATCCCATCCAATCGACTTAGGACGCTCCATTTGTTGGAACATACGGGCATCACCATTGATTGCGAACTCTTCAACAGGGCGAACTTTATCCATATTCTTATAGATTTCGCTCCGTTCAACCCCTTTTTTGGTCAAAACCTTGACTGGTGTCGAATTATTCTTGTCTGTAACCTGCGCAATACGTAGATTATGCACCTCATATTCACCAGATTCGACCAATGCGTTGAGTCCAGACTTGAGTTTTTCCTTAGAAATACCCATCTGAATCTCCACACCCTTACCGACATCGATGTATTTTGACCGTTTTACAGCCGCTTCAAGTGTATCTGCGACCGCTTCAGTCTGCACTCTTTGTGCTCTAGCTGACTTATTTGGGTTCTTAATTTCGTCCAAATAGTTGCGAACAGTCTGTCCAGTAGTCCCAATTGTCTTGGCAATATCGTCAATAATCATGCCTTCGGACTGCAATTTTGAAATCCGTTGCATGTTATATTGCTTCAATTCTTCCTTGGCAATTGTTACTTTTGAACGATAAACTGTTGTTGAAAGACCCATTTGTTTTGCAATTTCATTGTCCGATAAACCGCGTTTTTTCATCTCATCACGGTCTTCAATGAACTTATAATTCTTCGGTAAATGTAAAGATGGGTCCCAAGGATAACGTCCAGACTTACGTTTTACCCCATAATGTTTGAGGATAATTTCTCGTCCGACATCCGAAAGTTGACGCAAATCATTAACGATTTCCTCTTCATTTCCGAAGACATTTCCGAAATCCAATGCGCAATCCTCCTCAAAAATCTTAAAAATACCCAAATCGCTAGCACGTCGTATAAGGCCATATAAGGCCCGTCACAGCATTTTAGCCCAAAGATGAACTATTTACCGGACAATAACGTAAAACGCGATACAGGGCGAATATGGGCCTCTGAGGGCTATTACAGCGTCTCTAACTTCCCAAAACTGAGAAAACCCCATAAAAACTATAAAAATACATACCGAAATGATATATAAGCTTGAAACCACCTAGGTCTGGTATATGCGAGAAAGTACAAACTTCACCAACACTTGATTGGGTAAATTGGCTGTAGTGAGAATCATCGGAACATCATATCCCACCACCCATTTACGTCATGTTTATGAAACACACTTTTATCACGAACATGTAGCTTGCTGCTAGTACCACATGTCTAACCAAAATTAAAAATAGGAGATTATCCAACTAGGGAAAAATAAGAAAACCTAGTCGAGCTTGAAAAACACTTTTGAGGTGATGTTGCAGGAAATGACAGAAACTGCAACTTTTTATTATGCGTAAATAATTCAGAAAGGAAACATT